ATTCATATCACGCTTTGTGATACCTATGCTGCCACCTATCAATGGCTTTTGTATTCCTAGACCAACGCCAACAGTACACAGATCTTGAGACATAGCAGAGATACCAGGAGCAGATGCTGAAGGCACAGTCCTAGTGTCTCCTGTATAGGAGTTGTTATTGTTGTTGGTTGTATTAGTTGTGGTTGTATTTTGAGAAGATCCGGTTTGGTAGTTCGTGGTCGCTTCACTGTGATATCCTCCTGTTATGGCGGTATTGGTCGCTGATGTTCCTGTAGTGGATTGTGTATTGGTTGTAGCGCCAGCTCCTGTTACATCAGCCATTGCGGAGTCAAATAATGCTCCGAATATCCATAGCACGACGATAGTTACGCCTGCCGCGATTAAAATATTTAACTTCATAATGTCCCTGTTATGTAGTTTATACTACACTTCGTCTAAATTTACATATCTATTTTCGCAAAAGAAAGCAAAAGTTTTTAATTCTTTGTCTTCCTTGTATCTATGCATGTCTAATAAAGTATCAACCATTTCTACTTTATTTTGCCATGTGTATTCTATGCACTCAAATTTTGTATCAAATGATCTTATCGTATAATCAGTCAGCACAGGCTGTGGTACATCGTGATATACCAACATGGCTGAGATTATCCAAATCATTTTTTCTTAAATATATCTGCACCCTTGAGGCCGTATATTGATGCGACCACGCCGACAAAGAGGGTCTGGTACCAAAAAGGCAGATTATTAAACTGCTCAAAGAACATATGCAATTTAGCTTGTATGTCCGGGTCATCTGAAAATACAGACCATATTAATAAAATCACGGGCGCGCTCACGAGAATAAGAACAAATTCGTCCTTCCATCCTTTGTCGTTTGACACCCTTACTTGCTGCTGATACTCAATTTCGCCACTTGCCATTTTCTGTGCATGCAACATTGCAGCATCTGATTCGAGCATTTTGCGCTGCTGTCTATTTTTCATTATGTGCGTGCCTGCACCTATTGCTAATTTAACAACATCTAATATCATAAGTTATCCGCCTTCCACTGTTGAACATCAAACGATGGACATTCTTTTTCGCTAATTTCATTGTGTCCTATAATTTTTGCATCAGGATATGTTTCAGATAGTTTTTTAACTTCCATAATCAAGGCTACCCACTGGTGTGGAGTAAAATTATTTTCAGCAGAATTATCTTCAGCCATTCCGCCCACCATGCACAAACCAACACTTTTAGAATTGTATCCTGCTGCGTGTGCGCCAGAATCACGAATGTCGCGACCATCTTCTACGTCCCCGTTTCTTTTTATAACTTTATGATATCCTATGTCACGCCATTTTCTTTCATTGACGTGCCAGTCTTTTATAGTTTCCGCACCTATATCCATGCTCGGCTTGGTTGCCGAGCAATGGATAACAATATAATCTGTGCTTGCTCTCGGTTCCATTACATTGACAAAGCAATAATTATAATCACAACAGCTACAGCAATGGCTATTTTTTTCTTTTTATCTAAAGCCATTGCCCAGTTTTTTATTGCGTTTAATTTATCCATATAACCTCCTGGTTAATAATTATTGAAATAAGCTCTTCCAGGGACGGCGCTAAAGCTAGCTCTGTCTCTGTCTTCATCCATAGCTCGTTTAAATTCTTCATCGTAAACAGCTTTTAATAAAGGTACTCTATCAGGAGCCTTTTTCATCGCGATATAATATGCCATTCCCGCCGTTAGACAAGGTAAAAATCTAAAGGGAACATTTGCATTATTAGATGGCGCATCAATATCATCTAATCTCTTTAGATAATAATACCTTACAGTGTACGTAGATAGATCAGGTGTTGGATATAAAAATAAAGTTGGTGTCGTTGTTCGTTCAAAATAAAACTGAGACGGCTTCCCTTCTGATGCTTTGTTAGGAAGCATTTCATAGTCTGCACGACTAACTCGAGTCAAACTTGTATCAAAGTTATTCGAGTCTCTTAAAGAAACTTCTAGTATGTCAATAATATTAGCGTCTAAACTGTAGTCTTTATCACTTGCTGTTGTTGATTGCGTGCCTAATGTTATAGTCCACAAATTAAGTCCACGGTTAGCCCATTCAGCCAACAATAAGTTCATGCTACGTATGGCTGTACGTAAATCTTTACCGCTTGTCTCTTGTAAACCACATCGTTCGTAAGCTTCTTGAATAACCTCAGCGGCTTCCAGATTAAAGTCTGTAGATCCTGATACGGCCATGCGTTACTCCTTAGTTGTAGTACGCTACTACGAAATCACAATTTGTTACATCAACAAAAGCAGCAGTTTCAAATCTTACGCCATCGCCTTCAAAACTCATAACTAAAGGCTCGTTAGCGGCTGTGCCCCATTTTAAATGAATTTTAATAACGCCTGCAGCAGAAGTATTATCATATATTTTTACTTCTCCGTCTGCAGCACTAGACTGACATTGTATAGATTTAATTCTAATTGGACCAAGATTGGTATTACTTCCTCCAACAGAACCTTGCAATCTGCCATCACTTGTTAACGCTGTGGATGCTTTTACGTCCATAATATATCTCCTAAAGCTGTGGGCCCGAAGGCCCACATAAAGTTATTAGTATACTGAGTATTCTATCTCAAGTGTTCCACGGAAAGCAGTTAAAGCTGTATCAGCCGCTGCACCAGCACATAGGTATAGATTTTTACTTGCTATTGCTGCATTAATGTTTGGTGTAAACACATGAAAAGTACCCGCAGTAGCATCAAGATCAATATCCACTTCTGTTACTGAATCAGTAGCAGAAATTCTTGGATTAAATGATGCAACACCAGCGCCTACAATTTCTGTACCAGAAGATACTGCACTGTTAGTAGCTGTACCAGATGTAGCACTAAGTTGTAAGTTAGCTAGTGATTGAGCGTCACTTGCTGCTGCAGTTGTAATACCAATTACCACTTTATGAATAAAGAATTTACTTGCTGTTACCAAAGCATCAGGATGATCTGTATTTAATGCACCTAGTTCTACTAGAACATCGTCGTCTGCGTAAGTTGTACCTGCAGCGTTTGTGCTAGACAAGTCTATTGCAAATGTTTGAATTTTTCTAGTTCCGAGTGAAATTAGTTGCCCAGTCGAATTGACTGAAAAACCTGTTTCTGTGATCGCGCCAGTAGAAGCTGCTTTATTGATTACGTTAAAACCACCCTCTGTTCTGACCGGACCATTAAAAGTTGAGTTAGCCATATTATTAGTCTCCGTTTCCGCCAGTACAGTCCGAGACATTGTCTACTGCATGAGTCCATACTGACTATTTAAAAATATGCAGTATCTTGAATATACGCTTTTAATGTAGTGATTGCAAATAAAAAGGGCGACCGAAGCCGCCCTTTAAATTGTTCTTTGCTTTTAAGAATTAAGCACCAGGTGAACCAAAAATACCACGCCAGTCAGAGAAGCCGAAGCTATATCTTTCCCTAGCTTTGTATTTTACGTTACCCGTTTCGAAATCACCTTCCATAGAAGTAGCAACTGCTGCTCTTTGGAAATGTTTCAATCCGTTAGGGACATCCGTCTTAATGAAGAATGCATCCGTGTCAGTTAAGTAGTTATTCACTACATAACCTTCAGGCATCATGCCCATGCTTTTTACTGCATTGATGTCATTATCAGCAGTCGCTGTTCTGTTAGCAGAAGCCATAAGTCTTTCCGCTGTGAACTGTAGTGCTGATGGGATGATCATCTTACGTGCTTTTGCAGCAACTTTTAGACCTCTGTCATCTTCGAACGCAGCAATATCAATTAATGCTTGCTCTAATGATGTCTCGTTAAGGTCCGCTGCAGTAGTCAACTCGTTCTTTTGGTTTCCACTAGTTGTAGGGTGGTCAGTAGCACAAAGCTCCTTACCATCTCCACCAGTAACAGAAGAACTAAACGCATTGTTTAATACGTTAGCTGCTTTTACTTGTTTAGTGTGTGCCATTGAACGTGCAAGAGCTTTCGTATAACGAGTGCTGACTTTATCGTAAAGGTTATCCTCTACAGCCTCTTCAGTTATTTGGAAAGCCAAAGCTACGGTCTCATGAGAGTAACGTGCTGTGAATGACTCAGTCGCAGTGTCAAAGTTAACAGAAGATCCTTCTGGTTTAACTGACGCTGACGCAAAGCCTGATAGCATTACTTCTTCTTCAAAAGCTCTATCAGAATTTTCTGTGTCAAAAATTTCAGCATGCTGGTTCTCATATTGTGCATACTCTAGTCCAAATAGTGCATTCAGACCAGGTTCCAACTCTTTAGCAAGTTGTGCTCTATTAATAGCCATAATCTAAATCCTCCTATTATGCTAATGTTGCTTGAGTTGACAATTGGTGACCAGCAGCAGAGTTATCTCCCGCAGAGTTAGTCATCACATACGCGTTAACGTTTGCGCTTCCAGTATCACTATTATCTGGGTCTTTAGAAATTCCTAGTTGTTGGAATTGTCCAGATGTAGCAAGCTCAGAAGTATCAATTTCTGCAGATGATATACCAGTAGTTGTGCTACCACTTAAACCTACGAAGTCAAAGCCTCCGAAGTTCATAGCAGCAGTTCCTGTGCCATCATGTTGCGCCTCAAAAATTAAAGAAGGGTCATCATATACATAAGCAACAATGTCAGAAGCGTTTACTTGCGCATAATGCGACTTGTAAGTAGGCTTCCCAGTTGTTGGATCTGTATAAAAACAACCACCAAAAGAACCCAGAATGTGTCCTGGCGTTCCAGAAGAATCAACAGCAATGTTGATGCCTCCCGCGGTAACTCCTAGTACTGGCGTACCAGTAAAGAGGCTAGTCGCGTAGTTAGCAGCGATCGTGTACTCTTGAGTACGAATTTCGCCACCACTTAAAGACCTTACAGGTTTAAACCCAAAGGCTGCGTCTTTATTTGCCATAATTATAGTCCTCCTTAGACTAATAAATTATTAGTT